GGACAGTCTCGTTGGTGAAGGGCTTAAGACCTTTGAAGGAATTAAGCACAACACCAGATGGTGTTGAGCGTTTGTAGGTTAGACGAGTCGCCATGGCCATACACGGTTGGGTATCAAGCTTAGCTACATTAGGAGTACTTGTATAGGTGATATTAGCATAGCTAAATCTCCTAGCAGAGTACTGCCAGTAGACGTTTGATAAACCAAGCGCGAAGTCCATACGATTAATATAACCGCCTACGTCAACAAACCAATCGAGGACGAATGACCAGGGCATTACTTCCCAGGCCACTGACAGCGGATTTTGAAAACCGAGCTGGGAAAGCTGTAACAGCTTAGGGTCTTGGACCGTGAACTCGTAAAAGCCTCTGGCTTTAAGTATACAAGTCACGTCTTCGTAACCATAGGGTAAAACGCGGCTTTTATCTACACGTTGTTTTGCATTTACTCTGCCAGTAATCGTAAGACCTTTGTTGAACTCCTTAGCAAGGATTTCAGCAACTTCGAACGATGACTTAACAGAAGGTGCCCAACCATATATAAATTCAAGCCACTTCTTACCAGCTAATGATCCGAAGCCATCCTTGTTCATCGTTTTAACAAACGTACGAAAAGGTTGGCCAGCTCGAATATCCCGATAGCCTGCCAAGAGGGTTTGCGCAGCGTTAAATAGCATCTTCTTAGTCTTGCGTAGCTCGATTAAGTCGACTGCTAGCTGTGCTTTCGCAGAAATAATCTCCTCGCGGATTTTATTCTGGATAAGTGGTGAAAGATCGTCGATACCCAGAAGGGACGAACGATCGGCACCCAAGTAAGGATTTTCGATCATAGTAGGTTCTACTTCGATAAACGAAGTATTGCTATATGGTCGCCAAGCCTCCATGGAGCCACTTATACCCTTGCACAACATGTTCATACGCTTGATATCGTATTCAGCATAGGTTCCGTATCTTGGGAGGAGGGTAGGTGGCATCTTACGTTTACCAGATCTAGACGCTTTGACTATCATTTCATGATAGGTGGGAGAGCTAGAAAAGGTAATCTTAGGTGCATACTTATCGCCTCTTGCCAGGTATACGGCGCCACGTGATGAATACTTATTAGTCGTATTTTCCATGTAAATGCTCCTAGCATGTGTTAGTAGCAGAGGAAACCCTACTACTGGAAAGACCTCGAGGTAGTTATACTTCAAACAGGCCCT